TCACAAGTTCCTTACATAATTTTCAAACTTATAAAAGTCGCCAACAATCCTGCTTATTCTTGAGTCCTTGTCTTTCTCAATCAATTCCTTGCTAGGAACATTATCTCCACACTCCTGAATAAACTTTTCCAATCCAACCAAATAATTCCACATCCAATACTTTCTATTTCTCAACCTCTTAGACACATCCTTGATGTAAGTCTTATATCCACACTTCCATTTTTTGAATTTAACAGCATATCTTTCATTCATGAGTCTGATCTGCTCATCATAAAATTCAGGCTCGTAATCAGGAGAATCAAGCATTAGAAATCAATCTCCTTAATTTCTAATTCATGACCTTCTTTCTTCAATATCTCGATCCTTTTGTTGCTGTGATCTTCAAGATAATCATTGATTTCAAAAAGAAAGTCAAAGTAATTGAGTCTTTCCTTGTCATCAGCAGTTCTAAGGCCTCGACCCATTCTCTGAATAATCATATGATCTGCTTGACCACCAGCAGCATTGATCAAATTTTGAGGATGGACATTGATACCAGTATTGAATATCTGTTGAGTTGCTATTGCAATCAAGTCGCCTTTTGCTTTTTGCAATTCTTTAATGACACTTTTTCTAGTTTCTGGTGTGTCTTTCCCCTGAACCCAAAGACTGCCGGGAAGAAGATTATGAAGAGCATCTCCATGTGCGATCCTATCGACAAGAATAAGAGTTCTGCCTTTTTGTTTTTTGGCCAGTCTTGTTACAACATCATGAAAATAAAAACTTTCAGCGATTCCTCTTGTGACGGCATCGATGTAGATGTCATGAGGTATTTTGGGTTCACGAATTGGATAAAAGATGCATTTGCTTGCAGCAAGTATGCCTCTGTCTTGAAGTTCAGAAGTTGTTAAAACTCCACCTTCTGCTGATTTTATTTTAAGAATTGGCCCAAAAAAACCACGAACATAAAACTTTTGAACGCTGTCTTTGCCTCCAAATTTGAAAGGAGTAGCCGAAACAGCAACACGAACATCACATTCCTTGAGGCGACGATAGACGGCCTTTGGAAGCGTACTCATCATATCGTGAATTTCATCAACGATTAAAACTTTAACTTTGGGCAAAGACTTTTCCATTTTTGCAACAGATTGAACTGTTGCAACTGTTATCAAATTTGGTTTGACGCTACCTCCCCATAATGATCCTACATTGGGTAGTCCCCATTTAACAAATTCGTCATAGTTTTGTTGTGCCAGACTTGCACGATTTTGCAAAACAAGAGTTGGAGTATTGGGAGCTATTGTTTTGAGTATTCCCAACATCACCAATGATTTACCAGCAGATGTTGGAGCATAGATTACACCACGACGATGTTTGATTACTTGGTTGATCATCTCGACTTGATAGTCATAAAGTTCAAGAGAATTGATCTTGTCTCCAACGCTATTCGTTTCAGGAAGCCATTGATTCAGAAAATTCTTGTCGATTTCTTTGTATGCAAAATTAGTTTTTGATCTCTGGTCTTCAACCTGATAATCAACATTGAAGTGTTTAAGAACTGCGCTAACTTCTGGAAGAAGACCTGTTAAAAACTTGCCAGTCTCAAGAACAAAAAAGTTGATAAAGCCATCCCACTTACGCATCTTGTAAGCACGATTATGAAAATAGTTTTTGTCACGAAAGCGCAGCCTGTCCCATAACTCTGTCTTGAGCTTTATATCATCAGATAAGAAATAAGAATAATCATTGTTGATTCTTAAAATACTTGGCATGGCCTCTCTCGATCTATTTACACAACTTATACCTCAATAATTTAACAACAATAAAAGAATCTTCCAGAGCAGTATGTGGAACTTCTTCATCGAGTCCTGCTCTTTGCAAACACTTTTGCATATCAGGCAGTTTGTCATCACTTTGCATATCAAAATAAAGAATGGCTGGATCAATAGTTCTGTTCAGAAAGTAAATTGCTCCCCAATTCTGAATCTTGGTTTTTAGAAATGGCAAATCAAAACAAGCAACATTTTTTCCAGCTACATTAACATAAATTTTGCCGTTTTTTTCTCTTTTGTGACCATTCTTGACCAGAAAGGATTCTAGTGAGGCAGGAAGTTCCTGTAAATCCATAAACTTAGCGCCCGTAGTTAGACATTCTGCTAAACCTTTTTTGTTAGCATTGTCTATCTTCTTAAAAAGTTCAGAATGCATTGAGAGTGCGTAAGGATTTCCTGAATAAGATTGCTTTAAAAATATAGCGTGAAATTTTGGAAGTTTTTCTAATGGAAGGGGATTGTTTAAATCATCAATTACTGCTCCGAATTCAACTATGTCATTATTTTGAAAGTCAAAACCAGTAGTTTCGATGTCAATTGAGCAGTAGATCATGGACGGCTCCTTATTGTTTCTACTACTAAATTAGAGAAAGTCAAAAGCATCTGCAAGTGATCTATCGAACAATAAAAATGTAATCAGGAGGGCCAACAAAATATGGCACATTTGCCAAAGAGTTATTGACTTGCTTTAGTATAGACTTGATGTCTGGTCTTCCACATTGTGTTATACTTGGTAATACTGCATTACGGTTTTGTCTTCTATTCTGGAATGCGTTTCGAGGTGGAATGCTTCTTGCTATGCTACAAGAACAATCATTTTGGTATCTACAGAAAAAGCCTTGTTCGCATATTAAGAAACTACAGTATTTTTGTGTTATGAGGTTTCTTGCAACTCCCTCAATTACAACTCCATTAGACATTACAATTTTATATTCTATCGAGACTACTGATGAACCTCCCAAAACAATCGATGGATAAGTTTGTTGCAAATTTTGCATTATCCATTGAATTAAGGGCATATTCACTCCTTTATATCACCGATTTATATATCCCTGTTCTTTTTTATTGATATAAAAATATATAAAATAAATGGACTTATGAGTAGTAAAAAAATTTTGTATAGCAATAAAGTTTTTCAATAAGTTACTCACTAAATAAAGAAGGATTTTACCATGACAGACGATTACACGATACTTAATCCCGGTTTTGGCGGGGATGTGATGGACGAGACTTTAATTGTCTATCCAACATCGCCCACAAATCGAAAAAGACCAAGAGTTGTACTTACTGGCGAAGGAATTGATGATATCGTTCCCGCCCAAACTAGTCCAACTGATGGAACCGAATTTGGACTTGTAACAAGACCTGTAGTACCGAGTTATCCCGGCTTAGAAGCCAATATATTTGGGTTAGTCACATTGGTGCCTTCTAATGTTGAAACAACTGTTGTTTCCTATGCAGTACCAGTAAGCAAAACATTTTATTTCATTGGTTTAAATGCAAGCGGAAATGCAAATGCCTTGTATGTTTTATATGTTGATGGTAGTTCCACTCTTGCTGGCAGAACTTCTGTTGCCAACCTGACTTTAAGCCTTAATTATGCCTATTCTCCAATAAAAGTAAGTGCTGGGGACACAATAAGCATTAAAGTCACACATTATGCCAATACAAGTTGTGACTTTGAAGGCACAATACTAGGTTATACTTTATGATTTTTCTTGTTTTGCCATATAACACCTATACAGGATGGGGTGTTTGTTCAATAAATCTTGCAAAAGAATTAGCTCAAAAAACAAAAATTAAATATGTAAGTAATGATTTAAATGAAAGACATGAATTCAATGCTAACTTTAATGCAATAGCACATTCCTACTTTGTTAAATCGAAGTTCAGAGACCTAGATTATTTAAAAACACAAAAAGACTATCCAGTCATACAAGCAGTCGAGCATGATCTCACTCCATTCATGGGTTATGTTTCTGGATCAAAAAGAATAGCTATTACATTTTCAGACAGAAACATACCAGATGATCTAATAAAAAAAGCAAAAGAAAATTATGATCTTATAGTTGCCGGTTCCCAATGGTGTAAAAATCTTTTAGCAGATAAGGGATTGGATGCCATAGTCATTCATCAAGGCATTGATCCTTGTTTGTTCAACAAATCTAGAAGCGAAAAAAAATACTTCCACGATGACTTTCTAATATTCTCTGGTGGCAAATTTGAAGACAGAAAAGGTCAAGACATAACCATAAAAGCATATAAGGTAATACAAGATAGGTATCCTGATGTAAAACTTGTATGTAGTTGGTTCAATGCTTATGCATCAACAACAGGATTGTCTATTCTTGAAAAGTCTGGTATTGATATGTCTAGAGTTATTTTTATTCCATTTCTAACAAACAATAATATGCCAAACATATATCAAAACACAGATATTGGAGTATTTCCTTCAAGATGTGAAGCTGGCACAAACCTTGTCATGATGGAATATATGGCTTGTGGAAAGCCAGCAATAGCGTCTGTTGGAACAGGACAATCAGATTTAATTACTGAAAAAAATGGTTTTTCTCTTAACTCTACTGGTCAATGTCTTTTGAAAGACGAATCTGGAAAAACTTTGTCTATATGGGAAAACCCTGATCCTGAACACTTGATTGAAAGATTGGATTGGGCCTATAACAATCGTGGTGAATTGCCAAAATATGGCCAAGAAGCAGCAAAAACAATGTCCAAGAAAACTTGGAAGCATATGGCAGATTCTGTTTTGAAATTAATTTAATCACCTTTGATAACACGAATTGAATCAGAATCCTCATGATGAGTAGAAGTTTCAAATAGTGTTGCATCTTGCAAAGCAATCATTTGGTGCCTTAGTCCCGGTTCTACCCTGAAACAGTCTCCTTTGGTCATTACTACTTTATTTGCAACAGATATGTCATCTGTTTCTCCATAAAGCATTTCAATTGATCCTTCTTGGCAATGAATAACTTCGTCCTTGATTGGATGATAGTGCCAAGAACATTTCTTGCCTTTTTTTATGAATAAAATTTTGCCACAATAGTTTCCATTATAAAGCCAATCTTCATATCCCCATCCCTTGGGAACATAAACTCTAGTCTCAGGTTTAATCAGTCCAGACATATTTATTCCTTCCACTTGTCCCAGAATCTAGTGTTCTTGATCATTTCTTCGTATGTATGATTAGCAAATCTTTTATTCATGCGACCTTTTCTAATGCCAGAAACTCTAACTACTACTTCAACTATGTTATCTTTAAGAACATCTCCTTGTCCTTCTATTATAACAGTATTATAAGAAACTTTAACTCCTACCAATATTGGTTTGGATGGAACTGCACTTACTGCAACTATTGAATCTTTTTCACAAACTTGTATGAATCTTTCATCTAATAATTGAAGATGAGCTTCATTTGTTATTCCTTGTCCCCCAATCTTGCATATTATAATGTCCTCAAACCTTACTTCTGGCATTTCCACGCAAATCAATTCCACATATTCTTGACCTTGTGCAGTCAAGATTGGAACTATTGCATACTTATCTCCTTGTGGGCCTTGTTCTCCTTGATTTCCTTGTTCCCCTTGACTACCTTGTTCTCCTTGTGGGCCTTGCTCTCCTTGATTTCCTTGTGCGCCTTGACTGCCTTGTTCCCCTTGACTACCTTGTTCTCCTTGTGGGCCTTGCTCTCCTAATGGGCCGGGTTCTCCTTGTTGGCCAATAATGCCTTGTGGCCCTTGTTCGCCTTTTGATCCAACTGCTCCTTGGAATCCAGCAGGCCCACCTTGATTTCCTTGGCTTCCCTGTGCGCCTGTATTACCAGTATCACCTTGTGAACCTTGATTTCCTTGATTTCCTGTCAAGCCTGTTAATACACTATAAATGTTTTGGTCTGTAAGGGCATTTCCAGAAACATAATTTACTCCTACAGTATAATAATCTATTGGAGTTCCAGAAAAACCTCCTGATTGGAATCCTACAGGACTTCCACTTGAACTAAATATAACCAATTCACTTGTATTATCTGATTCAATATAAATGTAATTGTTTGTTATAAAGTCTTCAATATAATTTTGTTGGTTTAAACTGTTAAAATCAACCTTTTTGATGTATAAAGTTGTTACGCTTCCAATAGTTGCATTGTTGAAATGTATATATCCTGCTGATGGTGCCTGATTACCATAAACTGTTTCATATTTATACCTTGGCCCTGCTATAACGCCTTGATTTCCTTGATAACCTTGGTATCCATCTGCTGGCCCTTGGAAACCTTGATTACCTTGATTTCCCTGTGAACCTTGTCTTCCTTGGATTCCCTGATTTCCTCTTTGGCCTTGATTGCCTTGGAAACCTTGAGAGCCAATCCCTCCTTGATATCCTTGAAAACCATCTGCTGGCCCTTGAAAGCCTTGATTGCCTTGTGCGCCTGTGTCGCCTTTTGAGCCTTGCGCTCCTGTTCCATATGGGCCTTGGTGACCTTGCAATCCTTGTTGCCCTTGGTTGCCTTGTCTTCCTTGTGCGCCTTGCCTACCCTGTTCTCCTTGAAATCCATCGGCTGGCCCTTGATATCCTTGTAGCCCTTGTGGCCCATTCGCTGGCCCCTGTGCGCCTGTTGATCCTTGATTTCCTTGTAATCCTTGATTTCCTTGATGGCCTTGGTTGCCTTGCGATCCTATTCCTATTTCACCTTGTGATCCTTTCGCCCCTTGTGGTCCAGCAGCACCTTGAGCGCCATAAGCTGGCCCTTGAAATCCTTGTGATCCTGTTGTTCCTTGATTGCCTTGTTCTCCTTGTTCTCCAATTTCCCCTTGATATCCTTGAAATCCCGCTCCTGTTAGTCCCTGATTACCTTGATTGCCTTGCAAACCAGTTGTTCCCTGATTACCTTGGTTACCTTGGTTTCCTTGGTTTCCTTGATTACCTTGTGAGCCTTGTAGACCTTGCAGTCCTTGATTGCCTTGGTTGCCTTGTGATCCTTGTAGTCCTTGTAAACCTATATCACCTTGATTGCCTTGATTGCCTTGTGATCCTTGTAAACCTTGTATTCCTTGATTGCCTTGGTTGCCCTGATTGCCTTGCGATCCTTGTAGGCCTTGCAGACCAATCACCCCTTGATTTCCTTGATTACCCTGATTGCCTTGCGATCCTTCTAGGCCTTGAAGACCGATTATGCCCTGATTGCCCTGATGTCCCTGATTGCCTTGTGATCCTTGATAACCTTGATATCCTTGATATCCTCTATCTCCTTGTGCGCCACCAGTATCTCCTTGTGCGCCTTGGAATCCTGCTCCTTGTGCGCCTTGGAATCCTGCTCCTTGTGCGCCTACAATTCCTTGATATCCTTGATATCCTATATCACCTTGTGCGCCTCCAGTATTACCTTGCGCTCCAGTAATTCCTTGATTGCCTTGATATCCCTGATTACCTTGATTGCCTTGATATCCTTGATTACCTTGATTACCTTGATTGCCTTGTGATCCTTGTAATCCTTGTAGACCTTGTAAGCCAATAACGCCTTGATTACCTTGCAATCCTTGCGATCCCTGCGACCCTTGAATGCCTTGCTCCCCTTGCTCTCCTTGCTCTCCTTGCTCTCCTTGCTCTCCTTGATTTCCTTGATTTCCTTGAAAACCTTGTGAGCCTTGATTACCTTGTTCTCCCTGATTTCCTTGATGGCCTTGATTCCCCTGATTGCCTTGGTGACCTTGTAAGCCTTGATTGCCTTGATTACCTTGGTGACCTTGTAAGCCTTGATTGCCTTGATTGCCTTGGTGACCTTGTAAGCCTTGATTGCCTTGATTGCCTTGATTGCCTTGAAAACCTTGATATCCCTGTAATCCCTGCAATCCAATGTCCCCTTGTGCGCCTCCTGTATTTCCTTGTGCGCCTGCTGTTCCTTGATTTCCTTGATTGCCTTGATTTCCCTGAAATCCTTGAAAACCTTGTGAGCCTTGTGATCCTGTTGATCCCACAACACCTTGATTGCCTTGGTTGCCTTGATTGCCTTGTGATCCTTGCGATCCTTGTACTCCTTGATTGCCTTGTAAGCCCTGAAATCCCGCTCCTTGATTTCCTTGAAATCCTTGTTGGCCTTGATTTCCTTGATTTCCTTGATGACCTTGACGACCTTGCTCTCCCTGTTCTCCTTGACTTCCTTGTTGACCCTGACGGCCTTGTCTGCCTTGATTTCCCTGTTCTCCCTGCTCTCCCTGAAATCCTTGACCTTGATTGCCTTGATTTCCTTGCGATCCCTGAACTCCTTGATTTCCTTTTTCTCCTTGTGCCCCAATATCTCCTTGACGACCTTGTCTTCCTTGATTGCCTTGATTTCCCTGCTCTCCTTGTGATCCTTGAGACCCTTGTCTTCCTTGATTACCTTGGCGACCTTGTTCGCCTTGGAAACCAACATCACCTTGAAAACCTGCTCCTTGTTCACCTTGATTTCCTTGATGTCCTTGACGACCTTGGAAACCTTGCTCTCCCTGCGATCCTTGAACTCCCTGATTTCCCTGTCGTCCTTGATTTCCTTGTCTGCCTTGCTCTCCTTGATGACCCTGTTCTCCTTGCGATCCTTGAGAACCTTGACGACCTTGGTTGCCTTGGCGACCTTGTTCGCCTTGAAAACCACCATCACCTTGAAAACCTTTTTCACCTTGGAATCCCGCTCCTTGAACTCCTTGTAATCCTGTTGATCCCTGATTTCCTTGATATCCTTGCTCTCCTTGATATCCTTGTTCGCCTTGCCTACCTTGGCGACCTTGATTGCCTTGCTCTCCCTGAACACCCTGTTCACCTTGGTTTCCTTGTGAACCCTGCCTTCCTTGTTGTCCTTGATTTCCTTGCGCTCCTGTATCTCCTTTTACACCTTGAGAACCAGTAGAACCTTGGCGACCTTGATTTCCTTGATTTCCTTGATTACCTTGTTCTCCTTGTGATCCTTGAGAACCTGATCCAGTTAGACCTTGACTGCCTTGGCGACCTTGATTCCCTTGTTCTCCTTGTGAGCCTTTAGAACCTTGCGCTCCTGTTTCACCTTGTCTGCCTTGATTACCTTGTAATCCTTGATCGCCTTGAGAACCTGATCCAGTTAGACCTTGACTGCCTTGGCGACCTTGATTGCCTTGTTGGCCTTGATTTCCTTGTTCTCCCTGTGAACCTTTAGAGCCTTGAGAACCAGTAGAGCCTGTAAGTCCTTGATGGCCTTGACGACCTTGATTTCCCTGTTCTCCTTGTTCTCCCTGTGAACCTTTGGAGCCTTGAGAACCAGTTTGACCTTGATTTCCTTGTCTACCTTGAGAACCCTGTTCCCCTTGCGATCCTTGAGCGCCCGATCCTGTCTCGCCTTGATTTCCCTGCCTTCCTTGATTGCCTTGTTGGCCTTGATTTCCTTGTTCTCCCTGTGAACCTTTGGAGCCTTGTGATCCTGTTGCGCCACTATCACCTTGACGGCCTTGATTGCCCTGCCGACCTTGTTCTCCTTGGAATCCTGCTCCTTGTGTTCCTTGACTTCCTTGGTTACCTTGACGGCCTTGATTGCCTTGCAAACCTTGATCGCCCTGAGAACCCTGAAATCCTGCACCTTGCGATCCTTGTAGTCCCTGTAATCCATTTGAACCTTGCAGCCCTTGTGATCCTGCTCCCTGATTGCCTTGTGACCCTTGTACTCCCTTACCTCCCTGTAAACCTTGCAATCCCTGAACACCTTGCAATCCCTGTGCTCCATCTAAACCTTGTAAGCCTTGGTTGCCTTGAATTCCCTGAAAACCCTGTCCTTGTAAGCCCTGTAATCCTTGTAGGCCTTGTAATCCTTGCAAACCTTGTAAGCCCTGATCTCCCTGTAATCCTTGAAAACCTTGTTCGCCTTGCTGTCCTTGATATCCTTGTTCGCCCTGAAAACCGGCTGGCCCACCTTGATTGCCTTGCGATCCTTGATTTCCTTGTAATCCTGTTGTTCCAGTAAGACCTTGATTGCCTTGTAAACCTTGTGGGCCAGCTACTGTTGATGCAGCACCTTGTGCGCCTTGTGAACCACCTATGCCTTGCTCTCCCTGTGATCCTTGTGCGCCGGGAGTGCCTTGGTTTCCCTGCGGCCCTTGTTTTGAGTCTCCTATTCCTACCGATACAATCAAATCCCTCATGTCTTGAGCGGTTATGCCACCTTGATTATTGTCTGCAAATATACACAATAATTCTTCTTCAGTTCTTGGTGTACCAGATTGATTGCATTGATTTGCCATGATTATTTCCTATTTAATTTTTCCAGCTATCCCAGAATTTATTGTTCTTTATCATGTCATCATAAGATCGTTCATTAAACCTGCTACTTTCAAATCCAATTCTTATTCCAGACAACCTCATATTTACAATAATTTTACTTTCTAAATTTTTGCCTTCCGCTTGCAAATAAACATAGTCATCAATTACTTCTGCTCCCAACAAAACAGGCCTAGAAGGCATACAAGAAATAACACATATTGAGTTTTGTTCACAAACCTTTATGAACTTTTCATCAATCAAAAACTTGTATTCATTTATATTTTTATTTTCGCCAATTTCAACAGTCATGATATCTTCAAATCTAACATCAGGCATTTCCATACATGAAAGATCATAATATTTTGATTTATCATCTACTAAGATTTCTATTATAGCGTTTTTGGGGCCTGCTGGCCCTGTTGCTCCTTTGGGGCCTGTTGGGCCTGCTGGCCCCGTAGCTCCAGTAGCTCCAGTTGCTCCTGTTGCTCCTTTTTCTCCTTTTTGACCTGTTGGCCCCGTAGCTCCTTTTGGCCCTGCTGGCCCTGTTGCTCCTTGCGATCCTGTGCTTCCTTTACTTCCAGCCACACCACTTGATCCTTGCGCTCCTTGTCTGCCTTGACTTCCCTCTTCTCCTTTTATTCCTTGTTCTCCTTGCAATCCCCTATCACCCTGAAATCCTTGTTCGCCTTTAGACCCCTGATTGCCTTGCGATCCTTTTTGTCCTTGACTTCCCTGACCTCCTTGATTTCCTTGATTTCCTTGTCTTCCTTGATTTCCTTGATTTCCTTGTCTTCCTTGATTTCCTTGAAATCCTTTTTCGCCTTGCCTTCCTTGATTTCCTTGATTTCCTTGTCTTCCTTGTTGACCCTGTTCTCCTTGATATCCTTTTTCACCTTGGCGACCTTGAATACCTTGGCTACCATTTCTGCCTTGCAGACCTATTCGTCCTTGTTCTCCCTGAAGGCCTTTATCTCCTTTTACACCTTGCTGTCCTTGTCTTCCCTGTTGTCCTTGCCTACCTTCTTGACCTTGTTCACCAGTTACTCCTGTTGATCCAGCACTACCCTGCGATCCTTTGGCACCTTGATATCCTTGGCTACCTTGCACTCCTATATCGCCTTGAAAACCCTGTGGGCCTCCAATGTCTAAAGACCTTACTTCAAATTGATTGTTATACTCTTTCATTTTTACCTTAGAGAAAATATATCATTTGAAGCTATCTGAAAAAGATTTTGCGAATTGTTTGTTTGTACCAGAACTACTGCTTTGTTGTATTTCCTTGCACCTTTTGACTGCCAAAAAGTAACTTACAGAATATGGCAAAAAGGCTCCGCTCACCCTTCCTGCAATACATTCATAATTATGCCTGTATTGAGGACAAAAAAATTCCATTTTTGGCTCAATGCAGCAAGGAGCAAGCAATGGAGGATACTTACATTTTTTAGAATCTGCCATAATTCCTCCAATTGTTAATCCTAAATTATTCGACTTACTTATTTAGGTGTTTTTGTCAGCTTTTCTGGCAATCAATCTAATAATGTCATCCAGCGTTCCTTCTTTTGAATTTATTTTATCTAAAACTTGCTTTTGCACTTCAACATCAAAAATTTTAAACTCACCCAAATTTTCCAAGGATGATATCAGATTTTCTACTGGCTTCCATACATTTAATGATGTTGAAACATCATACTTTTCCTCTTTTTTGCCACTATTCAACTTGCCCAAAATAAGGTTTTTGTAAAACTCATAATCTTTTTGCTCATCTTCAAAAAGCCAATTTTTAAAATAAATCAGATTCATAAAAATATATATGGAATATGAACAAATTGTCATTCAAATATTGGCTTGCAAATGAAGTTGCAAACTATGGATTTGATAACGCAAATAATCAAATATTAGGTGGAACTGATATTATGAAAGGGGATAGTGTTTTTCAACACATCAAGCCTAGTGTTATCGTAAGTGAACTTATGCATATGCCAAAACTTGGGCCTCTTGAGGCCACCAATCATGTTGATGATGAAGTTCAATGGGGATCAGAAGTAGGTGCAATAAAATTTACAATCACTCCTCTTGGATCAATGAGAGCAACTATGAAAAGGTTAACAAAAGACCTTGAGGGAAATAAAACTTGGGTACTAGAATCTGTTTACCCAATTAATGACCAAAAACACGAAGACAAAGAAGTTGAAATAGCAAACAAAGTTTTTGATGAAATCAATAAAATTAACAAACAACCAACTTATGGGCCTGATTCTGAATATGAAGATATTGAAAGATTAGCGCAAAAACTTTGGCATACAACCAAAAAACAGCATCCATCTTATATCATGTTTCCAACACAACTTAGAAAACAAGATGAAAACTACTACAAACTCGTTTATGAGTTTCGTGGTCAGGGCATGGGCGCACCTATCAATGGTAAGACAGGAAGGGCAGAACAATTCAATATAGACTTGGTTTATTATCCAAAAAAAGGCATGATTAGATGTTTTGGTTATGATATTGATAGCACAGCAGGAGAAAGAAAATTCATGCTTGAACCTAGTGAGTGGGACGAATACTTCTCACCTAAACAAGATGACAACTCTATTGTTGAAAATATAGTGAAACTTTTCTTGCAATACTAAAAATAATCCAATAGAATTAATGAGATTAATCGCAGAGGATATCTCATGCGTCACTTTCTCTCCATATCAGATTTAAACAAAGAAGAAATACAAGAAGTTTTAAAAATAGCCACCAACATTGAAAAAGATTGGCAGTATTGCAGAAACATGAATAACAAGTGCATAGCCAGTTTTTTTGCAGAACCATCAACAAGAACAAGATTTTCATTTGAAAGGGCAATGCATTGGTTGGGTGGCAGGATTGTAACTGCTGCTGATGCATCGGCAAGCAGTAGCCTCACAAAGGGCGAAACCTTAAAAGATACTTTCCGCACTCTTGGCCAATACTCTGATGCTATAATTATGAGACATAGTGACAGCAAATGGCCAGATATAGCAAGACAATACTCTAGAGTTCCTGTTATCAACGCTGGTAGTGGTAGCGGAGAACACCCCACACAAGCTCTTCTCGACCTACACACAATCAAACAAAAGTGGAATACAGTTGATGGCTTGAAAATTCTTATATGTGGTGACCTTAAAAATGGAAGAACTGTTCACAGCCTTATAGAACTTCTTAATCTTTATGGAATGAAAATCTTTTTATGCCCCGCAAATGATTACGAAAACTGTGACTTCAATATACCTGAAAAATATCTTTCTACGATTCCTTGTAAAACAATTGATATTGATGAAGCAAATGATGTATTGCCAGATATGGATGTTATTTATATGACAAGAATACAGAAAGAAAGATTTAAAAGCATTTGTGGCAAAATAGATTTTTTCAAAATAACAAAAGATAATATCAACAAAATTAAAGAAAATGCTGCAATTCTCCATCCTCTTCCAAGAAATGAAGAAATTAGCGAAGATATTGATGATGATCCAAGAGCGGATTATCACGAAAGACAAGTTAGAAATGGTCTTTATGTCAGAACTGCCTTGTTAGACTACTTGTTATACACAAGTCCTTTGCATCGTGAAATTTTCAGGTCATGCTCATGAAAAAACTACCTTGGATACCATCTGATCAAAAAATTAAACTAGAATCAGATGTTCATCCCCATAGCCCTTCTGAAAAAGCAGAACTATTTCATGCTTTTGATGGAGGTTCTACTGAAGTAGAAATACTTAACTGGCTTCATGCAACAGCACTAATGATTAAGCCTCAATTTATTTTAGAAACAGGTGGATTTGAGGGATTGGGATCAGTTGCTCTTGCTCATGCTTGTTCTATGAATGGATTTGGAAAAGTAATTGTTGTTGAAAATTCTCCTGAACAATGTGTTAGAATAGAAGCAATTCTTGAAGAAAATAATTTAAGCAAATTCGCAAGCGTCGAATGTTTTGATAGTCTTCTTTTTTTAAGCAGTACAAATCATGTTTTTGATATGGCTTTTTTTGATAGCGAAACATCTATAAGGCCAAGAGAATTTGAAATTTGCATTACTAGAGGAATAATTAAAAACTTAGCTGTATTTCACGATACATCACCATATAGGACACCTAACTTCACCCCTCATCATATCCAACAAAAGTACAGAAGCGAAATAGATCACTTATCATTTCATCAGGATGTTATAGGAAAATTAGACTTTCATTTGTCAAGAGGCATTATCGCTCTCTTGCTCAAAGGTTGATTCAAGAGGAAAACACTTTCTGAATACACTTTCAACACTTTCATTGATACAAACTGTGTAAACATTGATGTCGAAATTAATTTTTTTATAATCTTCTTCTGTAAAAATCTTTTTGATAAAAGGTGATCTTGCAAGATAATAAGGTGAAATTTTTCCAAGAGCAATCCACCTGAAAATGTTGTTATTGATATAAGATTCATGGAATTTAGAATACGACAAATCGGAATTAAAACTTTTAGTAAGGAATTCTTTTGTTTTTTCGATGCCATCTATTGCTTTTTGAAAACCAATTCCTGTTGCAACAGATTCTTGGGGTTTTTTCTTGATAGCATCATATCTTTTTTTCCACATCTTCCATCTTTTCCAAGCTCTTTCGCCCACAAGACAATTTGCATCAACAAGAGGATGTTCTTTTCCATTGTTGACATATTTCAAAACATCTATTTGCGATCTTACATACAAAGGATAATCTCTTTCTTCTAAAACACCATTTGTTTCTCTTGCTAACTTATAACAAATTTTGAATATAAGACTTTTTCTTGGGTCGCCTTTTTTCATCCTTGAGTGCCTATAATTTGGAAATGCTTTTCTGCTTTTTTCAAGCCATAGTGAAGCTATATGACAAGCTCTTGATTCTAATTCATCCATTTTGTAAATTTCAATGGCATCAATCAACCACATAAAGTCTTCCTCTTTTTTTTCAGGCATGATTGTACTCCATTGCTGTAAGTCATTCAAGGTATTTATGGCATGAAAATAGCGTTATGTCCTCTTGTTAGCAGAGATATTGAAAAGGCTATAAGAGCTACCAATTCGTGTCGTAATCAAATAAAACCAGAAAGTATAGAAACAGAAACAGTTGCAATAATTAATTCCTTAAATAATCAATTTATAGATCAGTATTGCAATTGGTGTGATAAAGAAAGTGTTAAATACAAAATAACTGAATCAAAAGGAACACCAAGTAGGGGTAAAAACTCGGTATTAGAATTCTTAGTCGAATCTGAATATGATGGAGTATCAATGACAGATGGAGATGATTTATTTTATCCAACAGGTATTTTACAAATTGAGCGTCATTTGATGCATCATCCCGGCACAGATGTTCTTATCGTAAAACCATCAGATCAAGTTACCAACTGTTCTGAAAATGGTTATCAAATAAAAGAAAATGAATATGCTTGTTGTTGGGGCATGAATTTAGTTAATTTAGGATATATGTATGGGCCGGGAAAACATGATATATTTGTAAAAGGACATTCATCAGCCAGAAACTTAGGAGGTCATGTTTTTTACAGCAAAAAAATGGCAAAGTTAGCAAGATATGATGAAGATCAACTTTTAGGAGAAGATTTGCTATTGGAGTTTGAATTGCTTAAATTACATCAAGAAAGAAAGATATGTTTTTGGCTTAGTTTTGCTAGTGATGTACAAATGTTAGATAGAACTATGCAAGAAAGCATCCAGTACACCAAAAATATATCAGATGGACAGTTTTATTTCAAAAGATTGGTAGAAAAAGTAAGACAAATACTACCAGAAGATAGAAGTTCATTTCATGAGTTACCAGTAGAATTTCCAGAACTTTTATTTTCGCATTCAGAAAAAATAGAGTGGTTGAAAAAAGTGTTTTGACTTCTAGGTTAAATTAATTTACAATTCTTGTGGCAGTCCTAAAGCTAGGGTAATAAAGGTTTCGTACTACCTTAAAAACCTTAGTGCCAAACCTGCGAGTCTCTTACCAAGAGAAGGGTCTTTGTAGTTGTTTCTACAACGAAAGCTGTAACGGGCAGCTTTGTTCTCGCAGCAACAGAGGTCAAGCCAGATGGTATAGTTGCTGACTCCTATTGTCCTTGTTCTCCCAAAGAAAAACAAATCAATAGGGCTATCTGGTTTTAGGTTTGTTGCAAAGAAAAGTACGCTAACAATCACCAACCATAAGGTCATTGTATGAACAACAAAAGTTACAAAGCAAAAAAAGGCTTAAACGCTTAATTTTTGCTCTACTAACTTTTGTTGTTCTATAGTCATAACTTAATGACTATATGAGTAATGAACCATTAGGGTCAGCAACCCGGTCTGCTCTGCGATTGTAAATAAAAATTCAAAAAACTTATTTCCTTGCACTTGTTGTCAAAAACCCTTATATTTGGCCAAGAAGAGGTGAATTATGAATTTCGAGTCTCTGGCCAATGTTCTGTCAAATATCGAGCATAAGACCCTTTTATTTAAATTTAATCCAAGTGTGCCTGATTTCACAGTCAAGGATTCTGAGTGTGAGTTGCAACTAGTTTTTCCTGATAAGACAAATGTGCAAATTATCTTGAAAAGTGAAACATTACCTTTGATTATCAGTATGCTTCATATATCATTGTTTATAAAAGATGTAAAGATTTTAGCATGGGATTGGAAGTCATTTGTTTCTTACATACTTGGCAAGACTGGAAAATATATAAAAATAGATGCATCTATTATAGATTTGAAAGTTATAGAGCAATGCAATGGAATTTATAAAAATGCTCCTGATTCTTATTTAGAGGCTATCAACAGAACTAGGGGTTTGATTGCAAGTGGTCAATGGTCTGATACAGAAAGTTTGTATAAGCAAATTTATTTGCCACTCATGACAGATGTTTTGCCTTCTCTTGAGACTATTGGAATTATTGACACAGATTTAGGTAAAAAGGTTTTTGCACATTATGAGATCAATGGTCAAGAGAATGGTCGCTTAAAGTGTTTTGGAGCTTATCAGAATTCATTTAATCCACACACTATTGGGCCAGAAGCAAAAAAGTCATTGAGGCCAGTTGGTTATGATTCTCTTTTTATGTCTTTTGACTTTAAAGGAATGGAAGTTTTTGTTTTGGCGCATTTGAGTAAAGACGAAAATCTAAGCAATATGTGTCAGACTGAAGACATTTATTTGTCTCTTGGAAAGGCTTTGTTTGGTACAGATAAGGAAAAAAATGACAGAGAGTTAACAAAAAAATGTTTTCTGCCGGTTATATATGGTCAGTCAGCCCGTTCCCTTTCACAAAGATGCGGAATAGCTCCTGATGTCTCTGAAAGAGTTGTTGAACAAATTAGTTCTTTGTTTTCAAAAGCTCTTTCATTCGTTGCCGAACATGAACAAAGACTTAAAAAAGATGGTTTTATAAAGGATGTATTTGGCAAAAGAAGGTCATCTTTTGAATCTGGCAAAGAATATTTAGCTAGAAATTTCTCTGTTCAGTCACCTGCTGCGACGATTTGTTTAGAAAAACTTATAAAACTTCATTATTCTTTATCAAACTTAAATCAATTCTTGAAACACAAGGCGCAAATCGCTTATACTGTTCATGATGGTTATGTTGTGTATATGACCAAGGATAATTGGAAAGAAGTCTTGAAAAAGGGACTTGAGGTTTTGACAAGTGAATCAGAAATATGTCCCGGCTTGAAATTAAAGGTTTCTTGCAAGGGAGGAAAAAGTCTTGATGACTTGAAAATTATCAAAAGATAGGAGAAATTATGCTTAATATTGTTCAAAATTTTCCGATTACAGAAAGTGAATTTACAAGCCTTACTCAAAAGTTTGCTAATTTATGTTGGCATATAGCACATGGACTTAAAAAGAAAAACTCCAACAACAATTATCTCGATGATGCAGAAGATATAAATCAAGAATTGCAACTAAGTATGCTTAGGGCAGGAAGCTATTATAAAAGGCAAGTTTATATTGAAAAGTGTTTAAGTGCAGCTAGGAAGTTTGTCAAAAATAATTTCGTGAGTATGATAGTTGATGAACTTGAGAATTTGTGGAAAAATAGAACAAGGCATGGTGCAAATAGACAAAAGTATGGTCTTTTTCAAGAAAAGGTTCTTGATAAGATCATTAACAAGTATGTGCCTCCTCAAGAAAGACCAGACAGGCTTGCTCCTCTTGTCATAGACAGCAAGTTTGTAACATATTGCAAGGCAATAGTGTGGAATGGACAGAAAAGCATGGGCAAGAAAATCACTAGGGAAAAGTCAATAAGAAGCGGAATGGTATCATTGTCAGAGTTTGAATTTCTTAATTGATAACTATAATTAAAAAGAGCAGTATAGTTCCTTGCCCAACTATAAATTATATCTTTGTAAATGTAAATTTTTAAATTAGTTGCGAATAAGCAAGGTGCTGCTCTTTTTTAAACTACACTAGCATTTCCTTTTTATTGTGATAAGATCACATGAAAAGGGAATCAGGATGCGTGAACTAACACCAGAAGAACAAGCCCAATTGGAAAAGATGACTGATCCAGAAGTCATCAAGCCCAAATTCGCATGGGACGATACATTCCAGCGCAAGTTGCTGGCAATGCTTTTAACAGACGAGTATATGCTTGTTCAAGCAATTGACAAGATAAAGCCAGAGTATTTCAGCAATGAGTCTCATGTTATAATTTGCAAGATACTTGTTCAATACTTCACGAAAGAGAAAACAAAGCCGCCAGAGTGGATATTGCAAAATGAACTCAAGAATGTGCTAAAAGATCGAGACAAAACAGTACAGTTGCATTATTCGGCAGAGCTTAAAAGCATATATGATTTTTACACACCCGGCGTTGACAGTCGTGAATATCTTATAGACAAGGTTACCTACTTTGCAAAAGTTCAAGCCATTAAAATGGCATTTCACTCAAGTCTTGAAAAAATGCAAGAAGCTCCAGAGGACGAAAAAACATGGGCATTTGTCTATGAAAAAATGAGACAAGCCATGCTCATAGACAGAAGTTATGAACCCGGTCTTGAATACTTCATGAATATTGAAGAAATGTTTAGGAGAATGGACGAGGTTTTTGTTGGCAAAGATCGTTTTACATCAGGTTTTCCATCAATAGATAATGCTCTTACAGGAGGAGGACTTTTTGCAGGCCAAATTGCAAGTTGGATTGGATTGCCGGGAACAGGAAAGTCATTGGCACTTGTTAAGGCAGCAGTTGAGAATGTGAAGTTAGGACACAAAGTTCTTTACATAACACTCGAAATGGATGAGTTGGGCATTGTTCAAAGATTCACAAGTCAGTTTGCGATGATGGACATAAATAACCTTCGTGATATGAAGGATACTATCAAGGCCACCATTGATGAGTTCAAAAAAGATAAACAAGACGCAAATCTACTTCATGTAAAACAATTTCCCGGTGGTCAAATTGATGTAAATGGCATTCGTGCCTATATGGCACAATTAGAGCTTAGAGGATGGGTTCCAAATGTTCTTATTGTTGACTATGTTGGTGAAATGAAAGATGACCCAAATGTCAAGAAATATGAATCTGCTTATAGAATACTGCGTGACTTAAGGGGTTTTGGAGTAGAGAAAGGTCATGTTACCTTTACTTGCGTTCAGCCCAATCAAAGCGCAGCTAAACTTGAGATTGGTCAATATATAGATGAGTCGAACATAGGCACAAGTTTTGACCAGTTCAAGCCCCTTGATGCTTTTTGGAGCATCAATCAGCAAGTTTTGGAAAAGGATGCTGAAGTAGGACGAGTATTTGTAATCAAGCACAGAAATGGAAAGTCTAGATTTAGTTTCAAGATTGGATTTGATTACAAAATTGGAACATTGGATATGTTTGAAATTAGCAAGGAAAGATACAGAGAGTGCATGAATTTGGTACAAGAGAAAAAAGCCGAAGAGGTTACTCTCGACAATGTAGGAGAATCATCTGGAAGAAAACAAAGAAGTAAAAAAGGTTTTAATCCTGATGAAGAAGAAAGTTATGACGCTTAAAAAGGCAGGTTTTTATGGCAAGTTTTAAGATTTTTGAAAATGTTCTCAATGAATATGTTAACCATCCGACCTTGGTTCTGGTAGAAGAAGTTGAGGCCGAAACAGCAGAAGAAGCTGTTAGAATTTTTAGGACTCGCTATCCTAACAAGGGAACAATTACTGTTAACAACAAGCAGTACGAGGAATAAAAATGCCACAAGATGCTCCTATTGAAAAGGTAAAAGTAATTGTAAGGGGAAGGGAGATATTTCTAGACCCTGACAATATGAAATACGATGAAAATAATTTACCTCAATATATGAGCAAAGAATATGGTTGGATTGATTATATTGGAAAGCAGCTTGAATACGCACAAAAAGAAGTATTGTTGGCAGAGATTGATGCTGAAGCTGCTTATAGCGCCAAGTTTATGGAATCAAAAGATCAAAGCAATTCTGATAATTATGCAAAAGCATATGCGAACAGTCACATTGATGTAGTAGCAGCCAAAAAACTTGTTGTTGATAGAAAAGAAGTAGTTGGACACTTGAGGGCGCATTTGGGCGCATGGAGCAAGAATCATGAAAATGCCCAAAATAGAGGACATACAATCAGAACTGAAATGAAAGTTCTAAATCGTGAAATTTATGATACAGAAGAAAAGATGTGTTCAGCAGAAGATTATTTAAAATAATTTTGTTGATTAATTTTGTAAAATTGTGTATTGTCATTGAAACATTCCTAGAGGGACAGGGAAATGTCCGAATCAAATATTCGCTGGATGACATTACAAGATATTGAACAAATTATAGAAATTGAGAATAAAGCATTTCCTTATCCTTGGGATCAAAGTGATTTCAATATATGTTTAAGAAAAAAGAATATAGTTGGTGTTGTTCTTCTTGATAACAAAAAAATAATAGCATATATGATATTTGAATTTAAAAAGACACTTTATGAAATTATTAGTCTTGCTGTTGATCCGAAATTTCAAAAAGCTGGAAATGGAAGAAAGTTAGTTGAGTATTTGAAACAAACGATAAGATCATCAAAAGATGGCCCAATCAATAAGATATCACTAGTAGTAAGCGATCAGAACTTAAATTGTCATCAGTTTCTTAGAAATATCAATTTCAAAGCCATTAAAGTACAAAAAGATTATTTTGGCCCCATGCATGATGCATATCATTTTATTTACGACTTTAAGGAAAAGAAACAAACGACCTCAAAAAATACAAGAAAAAGAAAAAGGAGTTTGAAGGATGGATTGGAATAAATGGTTTTTGGGTTTGGCTGAATATGTTTCAACAGCATCTAAAGACCCATCTACTAAAGTTGGCGCTGTAATAGTAGATCAAGAGCGTCGAGTTGTTTCTCTTGGTTATAATGGTTTCCCAAGGGGAATAGCTGACACAGAAGATAGACTAAATGATCGTGATGTTAAATACAAAATAATTATTCATGCAGAAAGAAATGCTCTTTTATTCGCCCGTGGTTCAATAAAGGGATGTACCATTTACACATATCCTATGATGCCTTGTGCTGTTTGCGCTTCCATGATTATACAATCGGGAATCACAAAAGTTGTATCACCAAAAAGTGATAATCCAAGATGGATACAAGATATGGTATTGTCTCAACAATTATTTGCGGAAGCAGGAGTTTCTGTTGATTTGATATAAGGCTTTTTTTCTACTAGTCTATCAAAACCTCTCATAATTTCTTCTATAGAGAGTTCTGTCATACAAGGCTTTACCTTATCCTTGCTTTTAGGGCAATTTATAGCCCTGAAACAAGGCCCACATGACCAATCACCATTATCTTTGTGTTTTTGCACAAGTTCAAAGTCATAGTATTTGCCATAAACTTTACCATCAGTAAAAGAAAAAATGCCCAATAATGGTTTTTTTAGTATGCCTGCCAAGTGAAATGTTGCAGTATCAACTGAAATCACATAATCAGATGAGTTTACAAGTCCAGCCCAAGATTGTAGCTCTATATTTGTAAATTGAGGTACATTGATAAGTTTGTAAATTTCTTGTATTTCATTGTGTATTGTAAAAAGGAAATATCCTTTTTCTGTTAATCTTTTACATAATTGGTAAACTTGATTTTCTGTCATGCTTTTCGCTATTCCAAATTCACAATTTGTTGAAGAACTTGCAATTAAAACCATAGGTAATTTTTTTGGATTTATTTCATATAGGCAACTTTTGTAAATGTCTGTATTTTCAACACGAAAGTATGCTTCATGATTTTTTAAGGTAACTCCACAATACTGTGACCAAATATCACTTCTATGAAGTTTGTTTTCCATGCCATATTTGCTCTCATGCACTCTGCAAGCTGTACTTATATCATAAATAATTCCATAATTTCTTGGGTTTAATTCTTCTATAGGAACAGTTATTGCATAAGGATGATTTTCCGCAAATGGCAAAAAAGCTCTTGGACATGAATATGTGATTTCAGCGAATTTGCTAAAGTCTTCAAACATCATTCTTTGCATCAATATATCACCATAGCCTCCAACTCTTCTTTTAATCAAAATTTTGTTGCGTCTTTCGTGATGTTCACGAAGAGTTATGGGTTCAACGGCTTTTTTCTTGATGTAAGGAAACATATATATGTTGTCTCTACAAAACTACCTCATGGTAATACAATTATAATGTTCTGGCTGTCTGTATGGATGCCCGATCACTTTGTATGCCAGAATGACCCAATACAGGATTGGGATGCTTTTAGGCACCGATCAGGGATATTTCAAAATAAGCTAAATGCTTGATGTTGAGACAAGGGGATTTGTTCTTGTGAACTTTTCCCCTAATTCAAATTTTTGCACTTTGTGAGAGCAGAAGCAATTGTTTGATCTAAGTCAAAATACTTGTATTCTCCCAATCTGCCTCCAAATGTAATTTCGTGATTGTTTGAGTTGAGAGAAGAGTACCTGTTATAAAGGTCGCTATTTTTATTGTCTCTTATTGGATAATATGGTTCTGGATGATCTTTGAATGATACTGGTATGTCATAACTAACTATTGTTTGTTCTTGTTCTTTTTTTGTTTCATAATGTTTTGGAGATTGTTTGTAAAAGTGTTTGTGTTCTACTGATCTTAGATATGGACAAGACAAGTCAACATGATTAAAAACAGCATTACCTTGAAAGTCTCCTGACAGTATTTTATGTTCAAACCTCAAAGTGTTGTATTCTAGACATCCATATTCATAATCATAAAACTTGTCAATTGGGCCTGTGTAAACAAGATGTTTTGCATAATTACGCCAGTTTGATCTTATAGTGAAGAAATCAATTCCAACATTCACATCTATGCCTTCAAGCATATTGTTGATTAAATCCGTATAACCATTTTCTGGCATTCCTTGATACTTTGTTGTAAAATAATTTTCTTCATATGTAAGTCTTATTGGCAATCTTTGAATAATAGAAGCTGGTAATTCAGAAGGTTCTTTAAGCCATTGTTTTTTTGTATATCCATAAAAAAATAGTTCATATAGTTCTTTGCCAACTTTGTCTAATATCCATTCCTCAAAGTTTCTAGGATTTTCATGTGGTATTCTGACTTCTTGTAGTTTTCTTTTTGCATCTTCTGGACTTACAACTCCCCATAGTTGGTGAAGGGTCATCAAGTTTATTGGAAAAGAATAAACTTTGTTTTTGGACAATACTTTTGGCTTATTGATAAAAGGTATAAACTTAGTGAATTGGCTTACAAAGTTCCAAACTTCATCGCTTTGGGTATGGAATATATGAGCGCCATATTCGCTAACTAGTATTCCATTGTCCCATTTTCGATCAAAAGCTGCTCCAGCAACATGAGTGTTCTTGTCAATTACCAAACACTTTTTTCCAAGGTCTGTTGCCTTTCTAGCAAAAGTTGAGCCAAAGAAACCAGCACCAACAATTAAAAAGTCATACTTTGCCATGGCATTTCCTTTTAGAAATATAATCGCTTAGTTGTCCTGCCAAGTATGCGTCACAGTATTCCTTTTGAGAACTCCATCCATATTCATAAAATTCTTTGTTTCCTAAAAAACCAGTAACCCAAAAGTCTATGTTATTTTCCATTCTATATCCCCAAGCAGTAAAAGTTTTCACTTTTGCTGCTGGCCCCCAAATCGCTGACCAACTATCACAAGCCAAAACTAATTCTGACTTGTATATTGTAAAAGCCAATGATTGAAGAATAGACCATTCTCCTACTTTATTGATTGTTTTGTCTATTGTTTTTTGTTTCATGGTAATATCGAATTTATCATTTTTCCCTCCAACCATATAAATTGAATATCCTTTTTCATGTAAAAGATTTACACATCTGTCCCAAACAGGAATGTAACAATCAACAAATTCAGGAGGTTTCATATCCAAGCTGATTGGTTGTATTACTGCAACTTTTTCTGATATTGGTGTTTCTGGAATATATTTTTTTAAATCAACCCAATTTTTAATGTCATTGTTTGATCGAAAAAACATGGGTTGATAGATAGGACTGTTGTGCTTTTTGCTAAAATGAAAGCTTTCTTGATTATTGTAATCGATGTCATATTCAATACTTTTTATAAAATTACAAGAATTAATTATTTCAGCAACAAAAGGACAAGTTTTTTTTTCTTTATTATGACAGCGAAAAACAGGAGAGGTATGTACTATTGTTTTTGTGCAATTCATGGCCTCCATGGCAATATTTGCACGGCACAAATTTAAACCCGTGTCTCCAATTGCACCTGTTTCAAAATAAATATGCAAGTCTGACATTAACTTAATATAAGTGTAATATGCAAAAGTACGATCTAGAAGAATTAAAAAAACAAGTTTCAGCAAGCCTATCCAAGCAAGCTATTAGTGGAAGGGTATTGCTTGACAGGTTTTGCATGATAGAGGAATCTTCACGAAAGTCTCCTAGTTATAGCGATCCTAATTACGCAGGATTCTATTACCATTTAGGTAAAAACATATCGCCTTCCAGTCTTTTAGAATTAAACTTTGAATTGGGAATATTTTCTGGTTCATTCATGACATCATGCAAAACAGTTGAAAGATTTTGTGGTTGGCATGAAAATGATGGTAATTTTTTTTCATTTAGAATAGGTGCTAGAAACATAAAAAAAGTACATAAAAAGCAGAGAATACTTGTTGATACAAATCAATATGATGATAGGTTTGAAAAAGTTTTAAAACTTGGTTATGACATGATTATTTTTACGCAAGAACATCGGTATGATAGGCAATTGAATTTGTTGGAGTTTTTCTGGAAATATCTCAATGAAAATGGCATAATCGTTTGTGATAACACAACAAGAAGCACCAGTACAAATGAGGCCTTTGAGGCATTTGCATTTAGTAAAAACACAAATTCAATCAAGTTTGAGACAAGACATGGAACATCATTACTGCAAAAATAAGAGAACTAGCACTAATTTATGTATATGACAGGAGATATGCGTGGGATTTGAGTGTATTTACCACTATCACAAAAAAGTAGATGGTGATTATGACAAACAAAATAAAGAAACTTTCAAAAAGAAAGTGGGAGACCCCTATGATGATGTCCCACTTGAAAAGTTAGCTGCCTCTATTATGGCACAAATGGCGAGAAGAGATATTTGGATTGTTGATGTTGAAATCTTTGAATTAACCAAAAAACAAGTAAGCTTCAAAGAATCCAAAGGTGGAATAATCATAAAGAATAAAAAGTTTTCATTTGATGGCGAAGATCATGGCTCATATGTTTCAGTAGAAGAAATCATGAAGCCTGTTTGTGAAACAAGCCAGTTGCAAAATAATGCTCACAATATGCCTGTTCAGCAATTATCGGCAGCAGCAGTACATCCTCATAATCAGATGAAGCAGCAAGCAATACAAAGAAGACCAATTGAATATATGGCATTTGTTCCAGAGGCATTGCACTTGCATCAGGCAAAGCAAAAAAACCTTAGGTTTACAGTCAATAAAAAGTATCCGATTTTTGAAAAGAGAAATGCTCCTAATGGTGGAGAGCTTTTTGTGACTCAAGATGATACTGGTAGAGAGCAAATTGTTTCAGACATTTATTTTGTTCCAGCCAGTATCAATTTGCTTGCTGACAAGGAACTGAATTTCAGCGAGACTAAAGAAGAAAAGGATGGTGGCAACCTCTTTTGGGGTAATGCTTCCAATGAAACTGGTATGCCAGATTTGAGAAGGAGATAGTATGTCGCTTTCAAGAAAAGAAATTGAAAAACGCAAGCAGCGTGAGGTTGCAGTAAGGAAAAAGGTTTTGGAAAGAAGAGAGGAAATACGCAAGGAAAGAAAAGAAGTTGAAAGTGAAAGAAAAAAGGAAAGGGATATGTATTTGCTTGAGCATGGACATACCGCAGCAGCACTTCCCGGCAATCCCGAACTGGCAGAACAAAAAAAGGCCGAAAGAGAAAAGAAAGTTGCCGAGAAGTTGAAAAGAAACCTTGCGATTCTGAAAAGCTTGGAAGCCGAATACGAAAAGGAACAATCCACAAGGAAGGATGTCAACAACAAGCTTGAAGCAGAGGGCTTCAAGACAATGAAGGAAAAAATGGATGCACTTCATGAAAAAGCACTTAAAAGCCAGAAAGTAATTGATGATATTGAAGAGGCTTCTAAGAAAGATTGTGATGTAAATAAAAGTTGTGATGCACAATAAAAATACAGAAAATTTGTAAATTGGACTAAAGTTTCTTTTGAGAGTAGCTGATAATAGTGAGGTGGCAGAAATGACTGCCACCGCTTACTTTTTTCAACGAGGCTACTATGAACCTAGACTTTGAACCACTTGATCTCTCAGAGATTAACAAGGAAGCCCAAAGGGTTTCCGAGGACTCCACTTCATCTGGTGGAGGATCAGACTATCTTGAAAAGTTTGTCAAGATGCCCGAAAGGGATGGATATGTTCTTCTTCGCATCATGCCAAGAAAGAACAAAAACACTCAGGCATGGTGCCTCACAAGGGTACACACCCTCACAAACCCTGAAACAAGGGTCAAAAGAACTTATCATTGTCCAAGAAATCCCGCTCCAGAAGGCAGAAAGGGATGGGTTGGAGACTGCATTATTTGCAAGTATTACTCTGATCTGTGGGCCAAGTCTGAAAAGGTCGAAGGCAAGGCCAAAGAAGAACTTCAAAGGCAGGCCCGTGAAATCAAGCCTGTTGAGCGTTATTACTTCAATGTGATTGTCCGATCCGAAAAGGATAAGGATGGCAACATCAAGAAGAATGTTGGCCCCAAGATTTTCTCTTGTGGCAAAACGACTTATGGCAAGATTATGAACGCCATGAGAGGTGACGAGGCAGCGGGATTGGCTCCTCTTGGAGACATCACCCATCCCCTCAATGGTCGTGACTTCAGGGTTGTCAAGAAAGTTGTCAAGGGAGGTGGAGGTCTTGAGTACCCCAACTACGACAACTCCAAGTTTGAAGACCCTTCTCCTGCTGGAAGCATCGATGAAATCAAGAACTGGCTTGACAGTCTTCATGACTTGCAAGCACTTCGTGCCTTGAAAACCGCTGATGAACTCAAACACGCACTCAAGGTTCATCTTGGAATGGTAAAGGAAGGCCCGACCGCAAATGATGCCGACCTCGATGAAATTAGGAACTATGGGTCTCCAGCACCCAAGCAAAAGCCAGCAGAGTCAATAAGGGAAGAACTTGCAGTTAGCTCAAATCCACCTGTAAGCAAGGATAAAGCTCCTGCCAAGCAAGAAGATAGTGATGATACAGAACTTGCAGACGATGACTTCTTGAAAGGTCTTGCGGGTATGTGATTAACATCAAGGGGTGTCCAGAGTAAAATCTGGACACCCCATTTCTCTTTCAATTTTTTATTTGAGGTGATTTATGGCTAAGAAAAAGGTTTCTGAAGGCGTTGATGATGGTTTCTTTGAAAGTCTTGCAGAAGAAACTGGTGGAGATGTTCTTGACTCCATTGATTCAGTCAAGTATTTCGTTGATACTGGTTCGCTTGCCCTGAACTACATTTGCTCAGGTCAATTTATAAGAGGTGGTATTCCCGGTGGAAAGTTGACTGAAATTTATGGCCCCAACAGTTCTTCCAAATCACTTTTTGGAGCCAACATATTGTTTGGCACCCAAAAGATGAAAGGCATTCCAGTTCTCATGGATTGTGAGAACAGCGCCAATAAAGAATTCATCCAAGAAGCAAGTCATTGCAACCTGAAAAGGATTGTCAGACACACTCCTGAAACATTGGAGGAAGTGTTCCAAAAAATGTATAAAGTAATTGAGGCAGCAAGGCAGAAAACAAGCAATGATGTTCCAATTGTCATTGTTTATGACTCTATCGGAGTTAGTCCGTCTGCCCGTGAACTAAGGGAAGTCAACCTTCCAGAAGGTTATACCAAGGAACAGTTTAAAAAGATCGTAGGAGCAAATGAACAGCCCGGTGAAAGGGCAAAGATTTGCTCAAGGGAATTAAGAAAGTTGAATACTGTTATGGAGCGTCACAATGCAACAGTTGTGATTCTTAACCAGACCCGTGACAAGATTGGCACTTATGTTCCAACCAAAACAACTGCTGGTGGAGGAAATGCTCTTCCTTTCTATGCCAGTTGTAGGCTGGAAACAAAGACCATGCAGAAGATCGAGAAGAAATTAAGTGCCAAGAAAAAGAAAATCTTGGGCATCAATGTGAAGCTCAAGAATGTTAAGAACAAGACTCATAGGCCATTTGTCGAATCAGAAAATGTACAGCTTCTTTTCGACAAGGGCATTAATCCAATAAGTGGACTTTTGTCATGTTTGCTTGATGCAGACAGGATTGAAATCAGCGGTACTGGCTCATTTAAGGTAAAGCCAGCTTTCACAAATGGTGAGGAAGTCAAGTTTCGTGCAAGCATGGACAGGAATGATGTTCCAATAGACATTCTTCTTAAATGTCCTGCCTTAATTGATGCCAATTCTCAAGAACAAGTAGAATCTTATCTTGAGCCTTACAAGGCAGCAATAGCCGGTAGGGCAGAAGATGATGCTGAAGTTGAACTAAGTGAAGTTGATAGCTTTGCAGATGAAGCAATTGATGAAGAATTGGAAGGTTGAAAAAAAGAGGGAGAAGCAAAAAAAACTTCTCCCTATATTTCCATCATCGTCAAGTTTTCAAATTGAAACTCATTAGGCTTCATGACAATCAAATTGTTGTAAAAGTCGTAAAGGATGACTAAATTCTCATCCTTTACGCACCACAATCCAACTGTGTTTGCATTATCTTCATCCTTTATATTATCGATCACAACTTTGATTGTGTTGTCTTTACAAAACTTGACTATGTTTTTGACTTCATCACCAAGCAGAAAAGTTTTATTGATAAATTTATCGCTTGTTTGATAATTGAATAATTCCATCCATTTTATAAACTTTGGATTCTGATCTCTGGCTATCCAATGTACATGGTTTTTGTTGCCACCATAAAGACTGCTTTGACATAAGTGATTGTCATTGCATAGAAATCTCATCTCTGTTCCATAAACTTTGCACATACGAAGAGAATGGCAAAGTCCGTGATCTCCAAATCCCTCTGCAAATTCTTTTCTTATTTGGAAATATTTTTTGCAAAGAGGATTGTCAAGCATCATGTTGATGGCAGTAACGCTAGTGACGCTTATTTCTTGTTCGTGTGCTGGCCCCTCATAAATATGATGAATGTGGCTACTTCTGTACCAATTACCAAAACCAAGTCCTGTTAGTATTTTCTGATCTAAGGGATATGTGTCATATAAAAGCCTTGCTGCTATGTGATAGGGGCGATTGAAATCAAAGTGAGTTTCTAAATTTTTATTCAGGCCACCCAAATCATTGATGCTGTCCTCATCAATTCTGATATACCACTTTGCAAAGTCTTTCTTGATGTTGCTTTCATAGTAATGATATATTTTTTGGGCAACATGATTTTTAGGACAATTGATTACCTCTACATCAATTTCTTGTGGCCAATCACTTATCAGCCAATTATTGTGTTTGTTGTCTTTTTCTGAAAGTAATGTTACATGAGTTTTTATAGTTTTTGTATTGAGGAACCCAAACTTCTTAAAGTCTTCAAATCTTGTTTTGATTTTAGGATTGGAAACATCAGCAGGAACAACAATTTCAAAGTCATATTTCATGATATTTTATAGGCTCCAGCAGAAACTTTAACAAAAACAAAACCCTTTTCTTCAAGTTCGCTTTTTACATTTTTGAGTATACTGCATATTTTTGAATAACTTGCTCCATACTTGGTATACTTTTTGTTTAGAATTTTAAGGCTTACAACTTGTCTAGACAATAATGACTTTTTGATAAATGTTTCGATTTTCTTATAAATTTCTTTTGATTGTGATTTGATTTTAGTGTCTACGATTTGATATTCATTTTTTTGTGACTTTTGCTTTCCATTACAAAATGCTTCTGCAAGTTCTGGAAGTTCCAATAATTTGCCATTTTTGATGTCAACAACTGATAAACTTGCTTTGAAAGTATTACAAAATTCAATTAATTGAGAATAATTTTTTTCGCTTGTAAAGAACTTTCTCTTGTCTTTGAGTTCGATCATAAGGCATTTCATGGTCTTTCTCCTGTCACATAATTAATTATAAGGATTTGTAGGTAAAATGCTACTAGTTTATAATTGAATAAAGGGGCGGTTTATGAACAACTACAAACAACAAATTGATATGAACTGCCTAAGAAGATTTGGGGCCGAGATTGAAATTAATTCATTTGACTTCAGAAGTAGGGCAGTTGGTCATAGTGAAGGTAAGTTGCCAGAGGGAACACATTATATAGCTAATTTGGTGCAGAAAGCATCAGGAAAAACAGTAAAAATACACAAATGGAGTTATGATCACAACAATACAAGTTGGATTATCAAGCCAGACAGTAGTTGTGGAATTGAGATATGCACACCTGTTCTAAAGGGATGGGTTGGCTTGATGGAAATATGCAGGGTTGTGGATGGTCTTGGTCGTGACCCTAAAGTACACGCAGATGATAGATGCAGTTTTCATGTTCATGTCGATGTGAGTGACTTGAATGAAAAAGAAGTTGCCACAATTATTACTTGGTGGGTCAAGTGCGAACCAGTATTCATGGATTCTGTTCCATCAATTCGCAAGAAAAATCAGTATTGTCAGTTGCTTGGACAATCTGAAATTTTTTCTAATGTAGAGGACTCATTACATCCAAATGACTATCTGATTCGCAAGTTGGGTGCTTGTAAATACTATACGATTAATACTTATCACTATCACAACAACAAGAGAAAAACAATTGAATTTAGAATTATGGATGGAGAGTGTTGTCTTGATCCTTGGACTGCAAAAAACTATATAAGGCTTATATTGCATTTTATTGAAAGAGCTTTGCAAAAGGGTCTTCCAAATGATTACTACAAGGGTGATCCTATGTCTGGTTATTGCTGGCTTGATCCAAAAGATGTTTTTGCTTTTTTAGGATTTACAAGGGAAAAATCTCTTTCTCCTGCAACAAAACAAGTTCATGAGTGGTTTTTGGATAGGTTGCACTTGAATTGCAACTATACAAATGATTTATGCGGTGTTATGGGAGTTAATGCCAGAAGGTTTGCACAAATTGAAATTGATGAATTGGCAGAAGAGTATGGGCCAATTACAGTCAATCACTCTGATATATTTGATCAAAAATTTCGTATATAAAAAAAATGAGATATAAGCCTCAAAAGTTGGATGAGATTGTGAAGGAAATGAAATCCTTGGGTGATGTTCTTGTTCCTTTCAACTATCCAAAAGTGCCTATTATCAGTTGGGAGGATGATTTGGGAATCTTCAAGGCAAGAGAAGTTGTAATAGACGGATATTCTTTATTCATCCATTATCAGAAATCGGATTATGATGAGTATTTGATTGAAACAATACAAATTCATAATACCAAAAGTCCTTTCTTGCCTTTTAATTTGATTTGCAAGATTGGAAAGAGGTTTTTGGGCAGTAGTTGCCTATCACTTATTGAGATTTATAAGGATCATAGAAAAATTTACATATGGTCTGTTTGTTCAGATAAAAGTGGAAAAACAATACCAATTCCAAATCATAGTAGCAATGAAATGTGCGAGTTTGAGGGATTACAATACACTCTATTACAGCCTAAAAATGTTGACTTCTTTTGATTGATAAAATGATATATACCCTTGTAGCGACTTTCTGTTGCTTATCTCTAACGAGGGTGTAACCATGAAAAAAAGAAAAATTCAGGCTCTGATCGTTGAGCATCTGTTAAAGCATGGACATTTGGAAATACTTCTTCCTGATGGAGTAAAACTCGAAATAGGAACAACACAAGAAAATCAGAATGGTGAGTTGGTGAAAAAAGACGATTATTGTTGGGTTATAACATCAAGAGAAGATAGATCAACAAGTCTGGATGCCTATAACATGGGACTTCGTTTTAGTGATGATGACAAAGTTCTTGTATTTGAGGATAAATTCCTTGATACAAATGGCGAAAATATTAGAAGACTTGATGTTGTTTAAGTGATATTGCCAAACATATTGGCAACTTGTATATCTCCATTAAAAAAAACAAGCAATTCAAGAGTGCCATCAGCATTCTTGAATTGCTGCAAGGGAACATTGAAATCAACCCATACAAGAAAATATTCTTTTTTAAGAACAAATCTTGATATTGTTATTTTGATGCCTTTGTTTTTAATTTTTTCGGAAGATATAATATCAAGGCGATTGGCATTTTCTTGTACTGTTTTTAGTACATATGCCATTAGCTTGGAACTGTCAAGAAAGTGTGTCCAGTTGGCAACTAGGAGCTTTTCCAGATTGTCAGCATTAAAGATATTCACACTTATTTCCTGAGAGGTTAATATGAAAAAGCCCGAAGTTTATCTAAAAGAGTTTGCACACAAACTTTCCGATGACAATTTGCGATACCTTCATGGTAGGCTCACACAAAGAATTAATGGTGACTTTGCAGAAGCAGTTCAATTTCTAAGCGATGTAAAGGAAATCGACAAGTGGTTTTTGTCAGCTTCCGATTGCAATGAATTTTATGATATGGTAGATATGGTTTACTTCGCTCTTAACAAAGAACACGAAAGAAGACTTGGGGTTCCTGCTTGAAACTGAATTTTTATTTTGTGGCCATTTTTCTGGGCCTTACGGGATTTGCCTGTATGGCCCTTGGCTTTTTTATTGGCAAATTCATTGGCTACAAAGAAGGTTGTGCAGATACAATCATCATGTACGAATTTCTAGCTGGAGCAGATAGAAATTTAAGTCAAGCTGTAAAAAATAAAAAAATTCTCGATATGTTTGCTGACGAACAGTAAAGGAAACGAGAATGCCACCCATCATCAAAGTATCCGACCAAAATATTGTTGTTGCAACATCTCAATATCCACACGCAAAGTGGAAATTTGAGCATTTTAATCCTGTTCAAAGCAGGGTTATGGACTTTTACAACCAAGATTGCAACGCACTCATAGCAGCAAGAACAAGTGCTGGAAAAACAACTGTTGCAGAACAGTTCATGGCAGAAGAAGTTAGAAGTCGTGGTGGCAAAGCTATGTTTCTAGCACCACTTCGTGCCTTGGCAAGAGAAAAGGTATCTGATTGGACAAGTAAGGATCATCACTTTTCGGATTTAAAAGTAAGCATATGCACAGGTGACTTCAGATTAACAAAAGAAAGATCAAAAGAACTTAATGACGCTAATATCATCATTATGACATCAGAAATGCTTTCTCATAGAAGCAGATGCCATTCCTCTGAACAAAGCGAATTTCTAAAGCAAATAGGCACACTTGTTATTGATGAATCGCATTTACTTGGCGTTATTGGGCGAGGAGATCACCTTGAAGTTGGACTAATGAAATTTGTACAAAACAATCCAAAAGCAAGAATAATTCTTCTTTCTGCAACCATGCCCAATGTAGAAGAAATTGCAGAATGGGTAAGTTATTGTTTAAATCAAAAACAAACTTATGTTCTTCGATCCGATTATAGGCCCGTACCTCTTACTGTTCATTATGAATCTTATGATGACGATATAAGAGGATATGATGCAATAGAAAGAGAAAAAGTGAATAAGGCTTTGGATATTATCGAATGGTATAAAGATGATAAGTTTATTGTATTTACTCATACTAAAAAAACAGGCGAATTAATGAAAAAAGAACTGTTGGCATCAGGGATTGATTGTCAATTTCATAATGCAGACCTTGATTCTCAAGAAAGAGCAAAAGTTGAAGACAAATTCAGAAATGATCCAAAGTTCAAGGTAATTATTGCCACCAGCACACTTGCTGCTGGACTAAATATGCCTGCTAGAAGAGTCATTATTCTTGGTGTTCATCGTGGAGTTAATGAGGTCGAATCATATGAAATTATACAAATGTGTGGTCGTTCTGGAAGATATGGAATAGACCCTATGGGCGATGCCTATATTCTTGTCCCAGAAAGCCAAGTCAATAATTATAAAGCAAAGTACAGCAAGTCAAACAGAATTGAATCACAACTTCTAGAAAGGGTTGGAACACAATTCAAGACCCTTGCTTTTCATCTTGTGAGTGAAATATTTTCAGGAGAAGTAAAGAGTACAGACGATGTTCATAAGTGGTTCAAAAGGTCTTTGGCATACTTTCAAAATAAGTCATTTGATGATTCTGTTGTTGATTCAACTTTGGAACTCTTGAAAAAGTGTGGTGCCATAGCGGAAGAGGATGGTATTTGGAAGGCAAGAACTGTAGGAAAAGTAAGCAGTATGTTTTATATGAGTCCATTTGATGTTAGTGACCTTTATTTTAATTTCAAAAATTTGTTTGATTCTGGAAAAGAAAGCGATGATCAATTGGTTGCTTTGGCTATAGGCAACATCGATAGCCAAAGAATGAACATTGTCAATAAACAAGAAAAAGAAGAAATCAGTCTTTTTGCCAATCAAATAAGAATGAAATTTACTGGAAAGTATCTGGCTGATGGAGCCATAAAAGCAGCATTTTGTTACAATAGCATGATGAATGGTGCTAACACACAAGCTTTAGCAAGTTTTCAAAGAAATCTTCAACTAGATTACAATCGTTTAAGTCAAGTTTTGATTGCTCTTGATAGCATGAGTGGTTCATGGGGCAAAATTAATTGGATTAGAACTCTAGAAGCAAGAATTGCTTATGGCGTTCCTGTTCATCTTTTAGACTTGTGCAAAGTAGCTAATATTGGAAGGGTTAGGGCCAATAAGTTATTTGATGCTGGAATTAAATCTGCAAAAGATATTGCTAAACTAGATGCAACTAAACTAGGAAAAATAATCAATATGAAATCCGAATCTGCCCAAAAAATAATTGATGAGGCTCAAGGCTTGTAATGCACTTTCTTGATGCGTGACAAAACTGAATTTTTAAGATGTATTCTTTTTCTCTTTGCTATGAGAGAAGTAATGCAAGTATCACAATAATCTGTAATTGTACTTCCACAATATTCTGCTTCTGTTGTTTTCATGACACCGCTGCCACAACATGGACAACAGGGGTCACCACTCCAATCTATTGTAATTTCTACCTCATCACAATCTTCTACTTCTAATGAGGTTTCACCGTTGAAAAGTAAATTTAATTGACTTTCCCCGCCTTCTGAACATGTAATTGTTATTGGCCCATCGCTTGTTATTGTGCCTTTTCCAACAACTTTGAATGATCCAACTTTACCGCAATTTGGCTCAATAGCGTTGGGATATAGTCCACAACCATCAAATGAAACTTTAAT